GAAAGAGGGCTTTGACGCCTATGGCGTTACACCGAATGCCATTACAACATGGCAACTCACTCCTTGGTCCTGGCTCCTAGATTGGGTCGTCAATTTTGATGATCTTTTCACCAATATCTCCTTCTTAGGGAGAAAGGGAGTCAACCTCCACTATGGCTATGTTATGGCTCAGACTGAGGTCAAAAAGACTTGGTCTTTTGCTGGAACATATAAGCCTAGTGGGCCGGCTTCATCGGCTCCTCTGAACTTCGAGTGGACTCAGTCCACTGTTACGAAGCAAAGGGCGAAGGCTACACCTCTGGGTTTTGGGGCCACATACAACGGCCTTACAACCAGTCAGAAGGGCATTCTCGCGGCGCTGGGAATATCACGCCTAGCGTTTTGAAACCATGTTGATTCCACAATCCCGTGGAGTCATCAACAACTGTTAGGAGTTTCATGCTTACCGACCCACAAGTTGTGACAGTGAATTCTGTCGCACAGTCTATGCCCAGGATTTCCCTGGGTAATCTGCAGGCTCAGTACGCAACTGCCGATGGCAGTTACAAGCTGAAGATCGCGCACACGGTGTCCAATCGTGAACGCTCGGTTATCCGCCTCGATGCTAGTAAGATCGGAGTGGATCCGTTGCAGAGTGCACTGAGTAAGCCTTACAGCTTCTCAGTGTACGAAGTCATTGACCGGCCGCTTAACGGGGCCGGTTGGACTGACGCCGAGATGGTGTTTATCCTAAATGGATTCCACACCTACATGGCGACTGCGGGGCTCGGTGCCAAGATTCTTGGCCTCGAGTCCTGATTATGGGTGGAGAACGACGGATCAGTGGTTCTTCTGCTGACCCGTTGCTGTTCATCCTGATGGGATCGATCCTGACTGCTGCAACTATGCTTTTTGGCATGGTTTGCTTTGGTCTTGGGATTCTTCTCACGCGGTAAGCTAGGGACTCGCCAGCTTTCACAATCACGAAGGTGACGATGAAAAGCCTGACGAAACTCTGGCAGTTGCTAGCACAAGACTGTGCTAGCATGTGTGCAACCCGAATCGACAGAGACTTCATTGAAGTTCTCCGTCGGGTCGAACATGAAGGATTATCGTTTTTGACGATAACTCTTCCTAACTTCTCTGCGGACTTTGAGTTAAGTCTTGAGAGAGGTTACGTTGGTTCCGACCTTTTCGCTGGTTTTAAGCGGAAAGGGGGTCTCCCGACATTTTTGTCAGGTTTCCTTCACCAAGTG